ATAGTAAAAACATACTAAAATTATGGAAAACTCCAAGAAAAAGATGTTAAGAGAGGTTTCACATGACCGTCTTACTCCTAAAAAACGTGATGATTTAGTACAAAGTGAGATTTTTGGGGATTTTGAGGAGGATGAACTTGAATATGACGACCAAACTATGATTATTTGAAACAATCGTTTGCAATCCTTAATAAATAAACAATAATCGCCGTATTAGTGTGCCAATAGAACGGGTCAGTCAAGGTTTTAAAGACATAAGTATGACATTTCAGTCTAATCCACTGAATGATGACCTTATTGCGATCAAAAATGAGAACGCAATTGCCCGTTCATTGCGAAACATTGTTTTTACAACACCTGGAGAGAAGTTCTTTAACCAATCTTTTGGTTCAAGGATTAGTGAATCTCTCTTTGAGAACATAGATGAGATTACTGCTACCATTATTGTTGATGAAATTCGTCAATCAATTGATAATTACGAACCAAGGGTAGAAGTAGATGATGTAAAAGCATTTCCAGACTATGATAACAACAGTTTTGATGTAACTATTACATATGATGTGATTGGATCAGAGATTCCAACACAAGAATTACAGTTTGTTTTGCAATCTAGTAGATAAAAATGCCATTAGCCAATTTTTCTAACTTGGATTTTGACCAAGTTAAATCAACTTTACAAGAATATCTTAAATCTAACTCGAATTTCACGGATTATGACTTCGAGGGATCTAACCTATCAACAATTTTAGACGTTTTAGCATATAATACATACATTACTTCATACAATGCCAACATGGTAACGAATGAAGTGTTCATTGATACTGCAACATTAAGAAAAAACATCGTTTCACTAGCAAGAAACATAGGTTATACACCACGTCCAAGGCAAGCAGCACGGGCAACAGTATCTTTCTTTGTTGATTGTGAGGGAATTACCCCTGCACCTGCTTCTTTGACTCTTAAGAGAGGTCCAGTGGCAGCATCATCAACTGCATTTGGTGGACAATCTTTTATTTTCTCAATTTTAAGTGATATTACTGCTTCTGTAGTAAATGGAATTGCAACTTTTGATGATGTTGAGGTTTTTGAGGGAACTTTATTAACTCAAACTTACACATATTCGGCAAGAATACCAAATCAGAAATTTATTTTACCAAATATTGGTGTTGACACTGATTTAATTGCAGTTTCAGTAAATCCAACTGAGGCTTCTGCGACAGAAACGAAATATAGTTCACAAGATAGTCTTTTCGATGTAAAATCCGACTCAAAAGTTTATTTTTTACAAGAAATTGAAGATGAAAGATACGAAATATTTTTTGGAGACGGAATTTTTGGAAAAGCACTAGAAGATGGTAATTTTATAACAATTAATTACATTACTTCAAGTGGTGACGCTGCAAATGGAGTAAGTTCTTTCAATTTTTCAGGAAGAATTCAATATACACGCAATGCAAACACTTATAATGTTACAACTGGTATTTCTTTGCTTACAACTGGCGTAATTGCTTCAGGTGGAGAGACAATTGAGTCAGTAGAGTCGGTTAGAAAGTTTGCTCCACGAATTTATGCTTCTCAAAACAGAGCAATTACTGCAAATGACTATGAATCACTAATTCCAACAAAAATTTACCCCGAAACAGAGTCAATTTCTGTTTTTGGGGGTGAAGATCTTATTCCACCTCAATATGGAAAGGTCTTTATTAGCATAAAACCAAAAACTGGAGATTTTCTTCCAAATTTGGTTAAGGAACAGATGAAATTGAAGTTAAAGAAGTATGCAGTGGCAGGAATTGTCCCTGAAATACTTGATTTAAAATATCTTTACCTAGAAGTTGATTCAAAAATATATTTTAACTCAAATCTAGCAGAATCTGCAGAATCTGTTTCTAGTATTATTCAAAATAATGCTAATAAGTATGCAGAATCTACAGAAATGAATAAGTATGGTGCTAGATTTAAATATAGTAAGTTTTTATCTCTTATTGATAATAGTAACGAATCTGTAACTTCTAATATTACAACAATTAATATGAGAAGAGATTTAAGAGTTGTATTAAATTCTTTTGCAGAATATTCTATTGGTTTTGGTAATGAATTTTATATTAAGAGAATGAGTGGATATAATATTAAATCATCTGCATTTAGAATTGCAGGGATATTAAATGATGTCTATATTGCAGATATTCCTAATACAAATAAATTAAATGGATCTTTATTTCTATTTTCTGTTCCTTCAATAAATTCAACATCTCCAACGATTGTTAGAAGAAATGTTGGAACGATTGATTATAAAAAAGGAGTTGTTACCCTTAATCCAATTAATGTTCAATCTGGAATGCTTAAAGATGGGCAGACTATTATTGAAATATCTGCATGTCCTCTTTCTAATGATGTTATTGGATTACAGGATCTTTATTTGCAACTAGATATTAATAACAGTAACTTTGAAATGGTTGTTGATGAAATTGCTTCTGGATTAGATCCTTCTGGTTCTAATTACATTACTTCTTCAAGTTATGCGAATGGTAGTTTAGTCCGTGCTGGTGGACGTAACATTGCTGCTGCAACAACAGGAACTGCTATAGCTCCTACCACGACTACAACCACTACATCTACATCTACGACAAGTCCTTCAACCTCTGGTTCAACCTACTAAGATAGAAAAACTATAAAATGTCTACAAAAAGAATTCAGTTTAATAACGTTGTTCAAAATCAGCTTCCTGGATATGTCAGAACCGACTATCCATTGGTTGCTGAATTTTTAAAGTCATATTATCAAGGGCAAGAATATCAAGGTGGACCAATTGATTTGGTTCAAAACATTGATGAATATACAAAGGTTAGTGAACAAGTTGGTCTTACTGAATATGTTGGATTAGGTGCTTCTATAGGTATTGTTAATGATACAATTGAAGTTGATATGAAAGAGAATCCTACAGGAACTTTGGGTTTTCCAAATTCTTATGGATTGTTGAAAATTAATAATGAAATTATTACTTATACTGGAATAACCACTTTTGCTTTCACTGGGTGTGTTAGAGGTTTTGTTGGTGTTAGTTCATATCAGAGTGATACCAATCCTGAAGAATTGGTATTTGAAACTACTAGTGCAGATGAGCATAATAAAGGTGATTCTATACAAAACCTTAGTTCTCTTTTCCTTAAAGAGTTTTTAGTTAAAACTAAGCATCAACTTGCTCCAGGATTTGAATCAAGAAAATTATCTTCAGATTTAGATCAAAATATTTTTATAAAACAGTCAAAAGATTTTTATCAAAGCAAGGGAACTGATAGAGGTTTTGAGATTCTATTTAAAGCCTTATATAATGAAAATGTAAAAATTATAAGACCATCTGAATTTCTTTTTACACCATCTAATGCAAATTATAAAATAACAAGAGATTTTGTTGTTGAGCCAATATCTGGCGATCCAATGAATCTTGAGTTGTCTACATTATATCAAGATGCATATCAAGGAGAGGGTATTGATAAAGCATATGCTCCTATAACTCACGTTGAACCAATTAATGTTAGTGCTGGAACTACATTTTATAAGTTAAGTATCGATGCAGGATTTAATAGAGATTCTAGAGTAGAGGGTTCTACATATGGAACTTTTGTTACTCCTCCCAGAACAAGAGTTATTGGTGAGGTAGGTGCAGGTATTACTGTTGTTGATGTAGACTCAACAGTTGGATTTGGATCGACTGGAGAATTGTATTTTAAATATATTGATAATACTGTAGGAGTAAGTTCATATACATCAAAAAGTTTAACTCAATTCTATGGAGTTACTGGAGTTGGAAAAACCATTTTAAGTGGTGAGACTATTGGTATTAATACTTTTGCATATGGAAAATCTGTTTTAGATTTTGATGATACGATTGAAGTAAGAATTACTTCCGTTATAGACACCGTTGATTATGAGAACACAAACTGTCTTTTTGAAAAAGATGATACCATAAGAATAAAAACTCTAGGAATTGGAGATACTGGATTTAAGATGAAGGAATGGTTTTATAATGTTTCTCCAGTATATCAAGTTAAGAGTATTGTTCTTAAAGACTCCTCAGATTTTACTTATGAAATAACCTTAACAACTGATCATGACTTTAAAGTAGGAGATAAATCTGTTGCTGTTTTAGTAGGTAGTGATGGTAGAGATTTACCAGTATCTGATATAACCCAATTAACTTCTGCAAGATCTTTTGTTATTAAAGGTCAAGGTGCGATTAACACAGATTTAGATTACACAATAGAAAGGCAGATCCTTAAAACAAATGCTATAAACTTCCCAGAGGCATCTGCATATGCTACAAATATACAGAATGTTTACAAGGAAAAAAATAACGACAAGTTACTTGTATCTTCACCATCTCTTCCAACATACGGTTCACAGTCATTAGGTGTTAGTGATGGTAAAATTATCTTTAGTGGAAGTTTTAGTGGTGATGAATATGAAGTTATAACAAATGCAACAACGACTCCTTCTGGAGTGCCTATTTTTGATCATGGATTCTATACTGGTGATGCAATTTACTATACACCACAGATAATTAATGATGCTTATGTAGATCCTGGTAGTGGAACCTCCATAGACAATTTTGTTGTTAAATCATCTCTAATGGATGAGGGTCTTTATTTTGTAAAAAGAGTAAATGCTACGACACTTAAATTTGCAAAGAGTGGTTCCGATCTTTATACTGAAAAATTTATTAACATTGATAATGATGGATCAAGAACTGGTATTGTAACTGATAATAAAATATCACCATTTAAATTTAATAATAAAACTTTAACATCACAAAAAATATTAAGAGAGGTATGCCCACCAGACAATACAGGAACTGTATATGAAACTAAACCTGGTCATACTGGTATATTAGTAAATGGTGTAGAAATTCTAAATTACAAATCATTTGATCAAGTTCATTATGGAGAACTTAAGGGTATTGATGTTCTTGCTGGTGGAAGAGACTATGATGTAATTAATCCACCATTCCTACACATTAAAGATTCTGTTGGAACAGGAGCTACTGGATACGTTGCTGTATCTGGAGAGTTAAAAGATATTAGAATTATTGATCCTGGATTTGATTATCAATCAAAACCAACTTTAAAAATTACTGGTGGTAATGGATCAGGAGCTAATGTTTCTGTAAACATGCAATCTGTAGAACATTCAGTTTCTTTTGAATCTGATTCTCCTAGAGTTGTTCTTAATACGGGTTCAAGTTTACCTTCTACAATTGGATTTACTACTTATCATAAATTTAAAAATGCAGAGGAAGTAATATATGTTACAGACAATCAAGAGGTTGTTGGTGGATTAACTACTAGTTCAACTTACTTTGCTGCTGTTGTTGGTAGTGGTGGGACAACTATCAGACTTCATAAAGATGAAGCAGGTGCTCTAGCAGGTATTAATACTATCGCATTAACATCTAGGGGAATAGGAAAACAATTTATAAAATCTGTTAATAATAAATCAATAGTTGAATCTATTAATGTAATTTCAGGTGGAAGTGGATATCAAAATAAAAAAAGAACTGCTGCATCTTCAGGAATAGACACTTCTCTAAATTCTATAAAGATTGAAAATCATGATTATGAATCTGGAGAAATTGTTACATATACTTGTAATGGAACACCAATAGCAGGACTTACTACTGCAACTGATTTTTATGTAACTAAAGTAGATGATGATAATTTCAAACTTTCAAGTGTTGGAGTAGGAACTACTGCGAGTGATTTTTATCACAGAACCAAACAATACAGACCTCTTACATCTATTGGAGTAGGAACTCATACATTTAATTATCAAGATATTAGTGTAACTATTTCAGGGGATGTTGGTATTAATTCAGTAGGATCTGAAACCTTTGAATTAAAAGTTCAACCTATAATTAGAGGTGAAATAACATCTATTCATTTATCAAATAATGGTGTTGGATATGGTGCATCTGAGATTATTAATTTTGTTAGAGAACCAGAAGTAACTTTATTGTCTGGATCTGATGCACAATTAAAACCAATTGTTGGTAATAATGGAGATATTATTGAAGTTGTTATAGAAAATAAAGGAACTAATTACAATTCTCCTCCAAACCTACAGATAAATGGTGATGGGCAAGGTGCTGTTATAACACCTATTTTAAAAATAGTTGATCTTAATGGAAATGCTTCATCAGTAGGAATAGGGACAACTGTTAATTATGTTTTAGATACTGTTAATATAATTCATGCAGGAGCTGGATATGGAAAATCAACCACTTCTATCGATGTTATTAATTCTGGAACAGAAAGTAAAACACGTTCACATATTCAAAAATGGACTGTTAACTTATTTGAAAAATATTACCAGACTCAACAGATTTCTGATGATGATGGAATTATAAAAGATGGTAATATTCAACTACAATATAATCACTTATATGCTCCTAGAAAATTAAGACAAACTGTTTATTCTACTAATCAAGAAGGTCAATCTTTATATGGTGAACCTGATTTAAGAAAGGTTAATGGGCAGGAAGTTCCTT